ATTCACAATTGATTTTCTTTCGCGAGGAACGAATGATTTTTGCTGACGGAACAGCGGCTTTGGCGCAAGTGATCGCAGATTACTGGCCATACCTGGCGACGGCCATTGTGTCAGCGTTGGGGCTTTTCTCGCGATGGGCTTACTTCGGCTTGCGATGGCTCGGCGTCGACGTCATCAAGCCCAACGCGGACAAGCTGACCGAGGCGGGCATCGGCGTCGTCGACAAGCACAAGGTTTTTGTGGATGAAGTTTCTTCGGCGGTAAAGCAATCCTCAATCGCGTCTCAGAGATCCGCTGAAGCTGCCGAGCAGTCGGCGACGGGAATCGCGGAGATCAGCAACGGGACCAGAGCTACGTTGGAGTTGGTCAGGCGAATCGCGGAGTTCCAGGCCGAGCACATGAAGGTTTGCCGCGGCGAGCTTCCCAAGGGGGCGAGCTTCCCAAGGGGGCGTGATCGCGGAGGTTGATGCGGTTGATGTTGGACTGCTGATGCGCCCAGACGAGTCGAGTGAGACCGACCACCACCTACGTTCCACATCGAGGATTCCACCATGTCGACCCTCACCGAACTGATTGCCGCGAAGATCCCCGAAGCCAAGGCCGCGAAGGATGCCGCGCGACGCGACCAGGTTGCGGCAGCGGTTGCCACGGCCATCTGCTCGCGTCCAGGTGACGCCGAACTTCAGACCGAGCTGGAAGCCCTGGCTACGGCGGCGGCAGCTGGTGAATCCATCCCTGCGGAGCTGGAGGAGTGTCGTCAACGTCTGGGGGAGCTGAACGTCCCCCTGCTGCTCTCGGAGGCCAAATGAAGTTCCTCCAGTTCCTGTGGTCGATCCTGAAGAAGCTCGGCCCGATCATTCCGTGGGCGACGCTGTTCGGCGGGATGGGTGTTACGTGGGTGGCGATGGGGAGTGCGGGCTATCGCGCTGGCAACCGTGTCGCGGCGGGTCCGGTTGCTCTCGATCCCGAACTGATGCGAATGCTCGCGTCGATCGTGGTGGGCGGCGTGGGCCTGCTGATCACGAAGCTGCCCTACGGGGACGTGCTGCAAGGGATCTGGGATCAGATCCGTGCGAAGCCCGTGCCACCTGATCCGCTGACGTTGACCGGGGCCGAGCAGCGAGATCAGTACGAACGCGTTTGCACGGCGTTCCCAAAGCCCACAGACGCGATGACGAAGGGTTGATCACGTTGGCATCGGCCAGTGTAGGCCGAGCCGTCAACCAAGTTTTTGAGATTCACTCACCGAAGGAATTCACAATGAAACGACTGATTTCGTCCGTGGTCTGCCTGGCGATCGCCCTGGCATTCCTGTTGCTGAGTCCTGCGAATGCTACGTTGCCGAATCTGACTGACGAGGCCGCGCCGTCGCTGGTTCAGCAGGAGCCCGCCCGCCTGGTTCAGTCGTGGGGACATGTCGACGACGTGCAGTTCGGCGTGCAGTTCGGCTTCTACGTCGAATACGAACTGTCTAGTGAAGCCTTCAAAGGCAACTGGCCGGATACGTTCCACGTCACCCTGCCGGCCAGCGTCGCCAAGGATTGGAAGATCGACGACGTCGTCTACGTTACGACCGATAACGAAAACGAGCGGAAAACTGAGCGGGCGGCAATTACCGAGAACGCGAGCGCCGAGAATTCTCACGTCGCGAAATTTAGCCTTGAGAAGATTGGCACTGACACCGGCGAGAAGTCGCGGGTCATTCGGGCCGTCTATCGGCAGCGGCAGCGTGACGAATTCAAGGAGGGTGAGCAGCCTCCAATGAGTGCCGTGAGGCTGGCGGCACTCAAGGAGCCAAGCAAGGCGTATTGAAGCCCTGAAGCCTTTGGATCGGATGCGTTCAGCATTTGCTGGACGGGCGAAGGGGGGATGAGCCAAACAACCTTGCGTACATCGCCCGATTGGTGCTGAAGATCCCCGCGTCACCTGCGGGCCGTGAGGCAGTGGTGAGATTAGTGCTCAGTCCGCTGGACAGGGCGACGAGTCGGTAGCTCAGTGGCAGAGTAGCGGGCGGATCGTCTGCGGTCGGTGGTTCAATTCCACCCCGATTCACTGGAGAAAACCCATAGAAGCTTATTCAGCCGCATCCTACGCCGCTCTCGCGAGCATGCACATCGAGTCAGCCCAGTTCGGCTGGCGCGGCGGTCGCATCGCGCCCAAGGTGCACGCGATGGCGTTCGGGTTGGTGGAGGACATGGGCCTGTCGATCATCGACATGGATCGCGTGCAGCTAAAGGCGGAAGCGTTCAAGAAAGCGAAGGAAATTAAATTCGGCTGGGTCGGATTTTTCATCACCGATTTCATCCTGTCGTGGGTCGTCGGCAAGCTGGTCGATCTGGTTTTGAACTGGCTGATCGCGCGGTTCCAGGCGTGGATCGACTTGAATGCGCCAACGACTGCTACGTGGCGAGCCGAGGCGAGAGAGGCGACGAAAGTCGCGGTAATGAATGAACTGGAACCGTTGTTCATCGCGGCGAGAAAGGTGCTAGCGGCGTGATTCAGATTCTTCCGTTCGTGTGCTTTTCGCTGTTCATAGTGTTTGCCATGTGGCTCGATCGATGACCGACAACCCCCAAACCCGCAACGTCCTGTCAACGCTCGTGCTCGTGCTCGCGGCGTTCTTGGCGTTGTCGTGGGCGTCGGGGTGTGTGGAGCAAGGCGGGGGCGGCGATGTTGCTGAAGTGGTCGCAGAGCCCGGAGACGCGTCCCGTCAGTATCTGCTCGATCTGGCCGACACATCTGACGCGATCGCCGCTGAGATCGACGCAGGCACGATCACAGTCAGCGGCCAGGCGTACCAAAAGTTTCACGATGACAGCGATGCAGCCAAGGCCGCTCTTAATAAGTCGCTCGGCGGATATCAGGACAGGAACAACCCGCCAGCCGATGCACCGCGCTCACAACCGTGGCGAGATATGGCTACGCAAATTCGGGGGGCCGTGCGATGAATCAAATTGCCGGGCTGGGCTGGCGGCGAGATCTTGAATCGAGAGAGGAACTGCATCGTACGGCGGTTCCGTTCTGCATGGTTCAAGGCTACACCGCGCCCGAGAAGATCGATCATCGTGCATGGCTGAAGGTCGAGAATCAGAAGGTCATGGGGAGCTGCGCCGGCCAAGCGATCAGCACGATCCAAGAGGTTCTGAACTACATTGCGACCGGTGGCAAGATAGTTCAGCTTTCGCGGATGTTCGGCTATTTGGCGGCGCAGCGTGGCGACGGAGGATCGCGCGGCGACACCGGGGCGATGATCTCCGGGGCGATCAAAGGCGCGATGACACTCGGCTGTTGTCCAGAGGAACTTTTCCCGTATCCGTGTGATGTGTCACCGTGTTCATGCCGGGAGACCTGTCAGCGGTACACGAAGGTGATTCCGGCGGAGGCTCTCGAAGTCGGCAAGCTTCATTTGGCTCGGCGGCATTCCGTTCTGAAGTCGTACGCAGATTGTTTCAAATGGCTCGCGTCGGGAGTTGGAGCTATCGAGATCGGCATCCTCTGGACCGCTGGACTCGCGAACAAAGGCGTGATTGAGGTATCAGACCTGTCGGGGGATCCATACGGCGGTCACGCTCTGGCGGTTGTTGGGTACTCGGAACGGAAGGATTCCCAGGGCCGAAATTATCTGTGGCTCGTGAATTCGCACAGCGAGCGATGGGGCAATAAGGGATGGGCTGAAGTCGCTCCCGCATGCTTCGACCGCTGGGGATGGGATGACGGAAGCGAGTTGATCGGCCTAACGGATCTGATGGCATTCTCCCCGCGAACCGTCCCGACCTACGTGGGAATGGTGGCGTAAGCAACACAAGGCAAGGCAAGGCGAAGTGAGAAAATCATGATCCGACTCACAAATATTTTGCTGCTGTGCAAACTCGCGGGCGTCGTCGCGGCCATGTCGTGCTTTGGGTGCGAACCACCGAAGCCCATTCCACCGCAGGCCGCACCCACAGACCCAAAGCTCGCGCAGGCACTCAGCGACATCAGCCAGACTCTCCAGCGACTGGACCGCGAACCGGTCGCGCCAGTGATCCACCTTGATCGTCTCGAACAGGGAATGGAAAAGCTCGCGGCCAAGTTCGAAGCCCGGGCCGTCAAACAGCAATCCACGTCATCGCAATCGGCAACGAAGTCCACCGCGAAAGCCTACGGCGGCTGGACGGGATGCCTCGTGCATCTCGGCCCGAACTGTCCCCCGTGTGTCAACTACAAGGGCATTCGCGACGACCATATCCAACGGCATCTTGCGGACGAAAAGCACTGGACGTTCGGCACTGGCGAGCAGTTCCACTTCAACGAATTGCATCACGCCACGCTGGATGAGGAGATGCCGAAATTTGAATTCATTCGCGATGGCACAGTCTTTCACACGCACATTGGATTCAATGGGCAGGCAGACTTCCTGAAGCTGCTGGACTTGCACCCCAACTGCGATTGGAACGCCAAGCGCCAGCAGGCTCGGGCGGCCAAGTACAACTCTGTCGAGCGTTCCAGTGGCACGTCATCGACTTACCGCGGCAATGGGTCGACCGGTGGTTACGCGAATTCCTACGGCACTCGCGCGCGGGTCGCCGGATATCGAGCTGATGGCAGCCTGCAACTCGAAGCTGACGACAACGCTACGTGGGGTGAGATGAAGGCGGCAGTTCAAGAGGAAAACCATCAGCAAGAGTGGTTCGAGTACCGACAGAACCGGGCAATGAACCGGCAGTATCAAGTCTACCGACAGCAAACATCGTGGCCGGTCTACGGCACGTACGGCACCTATGGAACGTACCGGGGCAGCAACTGCTACGGGGGCGTTTGCTACCCCTGGTGAAACCGAATTCGAGGCGACCATCGGTGTGTGGCCGATGGGCGATGTGAGCGGCCCGGCGAGCAATCCAGAACTCGCCGGGCTGTTTGACAAAAGGGGTGAAGAATGTCCGCCGGCAAGAACGTCCTGCAAGTCGAAAAGGGAGCCAGCTTCCGGCGTCGGTTCACGTACAAAGATGGCGACGGGCTCCCGATCGACATCAGCGACGTCGTTGATATCCAGATGGAGATCCGGGAAGCCGAGAGTACCCCAGTCCTGTTGCGCGCCTCAAAGCTGTCCGGGGAATTCGAGTGGGAAACCGATGGGACTGATGGCGTGTTCCTGCTGGCGTTCACGCCCACTCAAACCTTGTCGGTCGAGACCAGCAGCAAGCTCCTCTACGACATTCTCCTGGTCCGCAGCGAGACCGACGTGACGCGGATCGTCCAGGGAACGGCGATGTTCCTGGCGGCCATCACTCAACCGACATTCACCCCATGACCATCGAAATCGTCGAGTCACCGCCGACAACGATTGAGATCGCACTCACTCAGGTGGTGGTCGAGACGGTCGAAGTTTCGCCTGCGGTCGTGACAGTCGAGCAGACCATCACAACGACTGAGATCGTCCAGGAACCAGAGATCACGATCGAGATCAGCGCCGGCCCGCAGGGGGACCAAGGGCCGAGCGGCAACCCCGCAGTCTCGGCGGAAGCAGACGAGACCATCGCCATCGGGCAGGTCGTGTGGGTCAAGAGTACGACACACATCGGACTGGCCCAGGCCAACGCACAGACAACAGCAAGGGTAGCGGGCATCGCCATCACGGCGGGCAACGCGACGTTCAGCGTGGACTACGTAACCGATGGGCAACACACCCAGGCCAACTGGACCAGCATCACCGGGGCGACACTCCTGACTCCAGGTTCAACCTATTACCTCTCGGCTGCAACCGCCGGGCAACTGACCACGACCGCACCGACCGCATCAGGCTTTGTGGTGGCAGTCGGACGAGCACTGAACACGACGACTTTAGACATCGAAATCTCCCAACCTACGAGGCTATAAATGGCAGCTAAGAAACCGCTTGTAATGACCGCTGGTCAGGTCGAGCAACTCCAGTCGGGCGACACACTGGACGCCTCGACAACAGAAGTTGACGTCGTCGCCAAGATCAATATCAACGCGGGGACCATGCCACCGGGAACACCGGTCTATCCCAGCAGCGCCACTCAGGTAGACATGGCGAGGGCCAACTCCCAGGGCACGTCGCAGCTTCTCGGCCTGACTCGTGCGCCCATCCTCACGAACGCCTCGGGCAGCATTCAGACCGACGGCATCCTGACGCTGACGACCGGCGAGTGGGACGACATCACCGGGCAGACGGGCGGTTTGACATTCAACACGCCCTACTACGTCTCCAGTGTCACTGCTGGCCTGCTGACGACTACCGCACCCACGTCTGCCGGTACGTTTGTCGTGCGTGCCGGGCTGGCGTTGAGCACGACCGAACTGGACATCTCCGCATTCCCTCCCATCAAGCTCTAAGCAATGGCCTCAAAGCTCCCACTCGTGATAACTGGCGGCCAGGTGGAGTCTCTCCAATCGGGAGACACTCTGCCTTATTCAGCGATCCAGGATGCGTCAGCCACCGATAAAGTGCTGGGCCGCTCCACGGCTGGGGCGGGGGTGATTGAGGAAATCCCTTGCACGGCGGCTGGACGGGCACTGATTTCCCAGGTCGATGCAGCGGGTCAAAGGTCGTCAATGGGGCTAGGATCCCTGTCCACGCAGTCCGGGTCATTTTCTGGCACAGCCAGCGGGACGAATACTGGCGACCAGGATCTGAGCGCGTACATGATTAAGTCTGCCAACCTATCAGACTTAGCTAGTGCATCCTCGTCGCGAAGCAATTTAGGCCTAGGAACGCTGGCTGTTCAGGATGGCACGTTTAGCGGTACGTCCGGCGGAACCAATACCGGCGACCAGACCAACATACCGGGCAACGCGGCCACCGTCACGACGAACGCCAACCTGACGGGGCCGGTCACCAGTGTGGGTAATGCCACCACGATTGCCGATGCGGAACTCGCAGCCATCGCCGGGCTGACATCGGCAGCAGACCGGTTGCCGTACTTCACGGGGTTGGGCACAGCGGCGCTGGCCACCTTCACCGCCGCAGCTCGCAAGGCATTGGCGCTCTCCACAGTCCTGCCCCAGCGATACGGCGGCATTTGCAGCAACAACACTACCGACGCCGCGAATGATATCGACATCACGGCGGGGATCTTCCACGACGCGACCCGCAGCGTGTACATCACTCCGGCTGCCATGACGCTGCGAATCGACGGCGGCACGTGGGTCGCCGGGACGAATCAACCCAAGCTCGACACAGGTTCGGAAGCGTCGGGCATCGGCTATCACATCCACGCGATTTACAATGCGACGAGTGGCGCGTCTGACTGGTTAATCAGCCTGTCAGCGACGGCCCCCACGCTCCCCTCCGGTTACACACATTCAGCGTGGGTCTGGTGGATCTTCAACGATGCATCGAGCGTAATTCTGCCGTTCCGCCAGGATGGTGATGTCTGCCTGTACCGCGAGCCGATCCTCGACGTGAATGACAGCGGTCCGGGCACCTCCGCAGTGTTGAAGATCCTGACTGTCCCGCTGGGCATCAAGGTGCTGGCGCAGTTTTACGGTGTCGTGTCTGGTCCCTCGGCGCAGCCGAGTATCCTGTGGAGCAGTCTCGATCAGTCCGATCTGACCCCATCCGGCTCCGCCGCGCCGCTGCACAACCAGCGGCAAACGGTCGTGGGAGTCAGCAACGGTCAGCAGTTCTTTATCGGCACAGACACCAGCGGGCAGATTCGCTATCGCGCGATCAATCCGGACGCCAGCACGAATGTCCGGGGCGCGACGGCCGGCTGGTCCGTGAATCTCGGGAGGACAGCATAATCCGCCGCTACTGGACATCACTCGAGCAATTCGTCTGGCAATACCTGGATGACAAGGGGAACTGGGTCGATGTGTTCGACGAGTTCAGTGAGCAGTACCGCGAACAACTCGCCGCACAGCAGGCCGAGAGCGACAGGTTCACCGCCCAGAAAAAACTGCAACACGCCAATCAAGCGAAACTGCTCGCCGACTATGAACTGAAGCTAGCAACTGGAGAGGCCACCAAAGCGGTGCCTGAGTGATCGCGAACACCGACGCCTACGAGCGACACAAAGGAGCGGCGCTTGAACGTGGGCGGAAGACGTCGGCAGAAGCTCGCGACATCGGCTCCGCGCCAGAGGTGGAAAATCCGCAGCGACGCGTTGCCGCTCTGGCCGATCCTGAGCTGTTCCTCAAGACCTATTTCGGCGCGGCGTTCCCTCTTGAGTTCAGCGACGATCACCGGCTGATCATCCAGGCGATTGCCGAGGTTGCGACCGCTGGCGGGCAATACGCGCTCGCCTGTCAGCGGGGTTTCGGCAAGACGACCATCACGAAGGGGTTGGCGATCTGGGCGATTCTGAAGGGGCTACGGCAATTCCTGTGCATCATCTGCGCGACCGACTCCGCAGCCAAAAAGCTGCTGAAGCAAATCAAGGATGAACTCTGCTGGAACGAAACGCTGAACGCGGATTTCCCGGAACTCTGGGGCATCCCGCAGTTGCAGAATGATGCACGGAAGGCGGGCGGGCAGATGTGTTGCGGCAAGAAAACTCAGATCACGTGGGGGGTGAACATGATCGTGCTCCCGACGCGAGAAGGGTCGCCGATCGCCGGGGCCATCATCAGCACCTGTGGGATCACGGGCGCGATCCGTGGGCAGAATCATCGGCTGATGACGGGGGAGATCATCCGTCCGGACATGGCCATTCTGGACGATCCCCAGACGCGAGAATCCGCCAAGTCGTCGAGCCAGACTACGGAGCGCGTCGAGATCATCGAGGGGGACGTCATGGGGCTGGCCGGGCCGACCGTGACCATCGCCTGCATCATGCCGTGCACGGTCATCTACCAGGGAGACCTGGCCGATGAAATGCTCGACTCGAAAAAACATCCCATGTGGAAAGCCTCCCGGCTGAAGATGCTGCGGGCGCGACCCACGAACGAAAAACTGTGGGACACCTATTTCGAGATTCGCGCCGAGGGGAAGCGGGTCGACGGCGATTCTTTGAGAGGGAATGCGTTCTACCTGGCGAACCGCGCGGAGCTGGATGCGGGGGGCGAAGTCAGTTGGCGGGAGCGATTCAACCCGGACGAAGTCTCGGCCCTGCAATCGGCCATGAACCTGTGGTATCGGAACCCGGCCGCTTTCGCCGCGGAGTACCAGCAGGAGCCGATCAACTCGGATGACGACACGGAAACCCCATCCTTCAAGGGGATCGATTCTCGGCTCAACGGGCTGCCGCGACTGGTCTGCCCGGTCTGGTCATCGAAGCTGGTGGGCTTCATCGACGTGCAACAGCGGATTTTGTACTACCTGCTGCTCGCGGTGGGGGATGATTTCACAGCATCCGTCATCGACTACGGATTCGAGCCCGACCAGCCGCGCAACTACTTCACATTGAGGGAAGTCAAAAAGACGTTGGCGACCGTGCTGGGCGAACAGGGTCAGTCAGCCAGCATCGAAGCCTGCATCGAATTGGGGCTGGGCCGGTTGATCACCCGACTCGCGACCACTCCATACGCTCGGCAGGGTGGGGCCGAGATGCGCATCGACAAACTGTTTGTCGACAGCGGCAAATGGTCCGACACGGTGCATGAGGCTGTCCGCAAATCGGCGTTCGGTGCAACAGTCCAGTCGTCGAAGGGCTACGGATGCACGGCAGCCAAGCGCCCCATGTCCGACTGGCCAGCCAGCGAGACCCAGAAGATCGGGTTTCACTACATCGAGACCCGCGACCCGGCCAAGCGCGCGGGCACCATGTGCATGTATGACACGAATTTCTGGAAGACATTCGGGGCGAATCGCGCAGCCACGCTCGGCACTCAGCAGTCGCTACAGTTGTGGGGTGACAAGCCGGAACAGCACCGGATGCTGAAGGATCACCTGGCGGGCGAAGCCTGCGTCAAGACCGAGGGGCACGGGCGCACGGTCTGGCAGTGGTCGGAGGTTCCCGGCGAGGACAACCATTTGCTCGACTGCCTGACTGGCTGCTACGCGGCGGCGGCGCGGATGGGCGTGCGACTGCCGGAACACGCCCCGGCGGCGAAGCGAAAGAAACGAACATCGTCCATTCCGGATCACATGAGAGCGGGGAGGGCGATGTGAGCGAGGAAGACAAAGGCATTCGCTGCCGTGGTTGCGGCTGTCCACATCTGCCCGTGCGGCACACCCGGCACCTTGCGGGTGCGAAGGTCCGGCGTGAGCGGTCGTGTCGGAACTGTGGCAGAACCGTATTCACGGTTGAGGTGGAGGCGCATATGCCAAACGAGGCGTTAGCGCCAGAACTTTCGCCTGAAGCTCGGCAAAACCTTTTTGAACGGTTGATGTCACTTCTGAACTTAATGTGATGATCGCAATTATTGGCGTATGGCCGATGACAACGATCTCTCTGACACGATCGCGACCAACGCGAGCAAGCCCGCATCCGTGAGCGTGGACGGCACCACTATGTCATCCAAGTCGCTCACGGATCAGATCGCGGCGGATAAGCACCTGGCAGCCAAGCGGGCTAACCGTCGGCCCCCGTGGGGCATCACCATCGGCAAGATTGTCTCCCCAGGGGGTGCGGAATGAGCCTCTGGAATCCTCTCACCTGGTTCAGCGCGACAGCATCTTCGGGCAACGTAGGCAAGCAGTCGCGAGAAGACATCGCGGCCAGCTACGACTCCGCGCAGACCACTCGCCACAACGCCAATCACTGGGCGGCGGCGGACGGCTTGAACGCCAACGCGGCACACTCTCCCGGTGTCCGGCGGGCGCTGCGCAACCGCAGCCGCTACTCCATCGGGTCCGATACGGTCTGTTCTGGCATCGTCTCGACGCTCACGAATCACACCATCGGGACAGGCCCGAAGCTGCAACTCGTCGGCGTCAATCCGAAGGTCAACCGACTGGGGGAAAAGCTCTGGGAGCACTGGTCGGAAGAGTGTGGGCTTGCCCAAAAACTGTGGATCATGAAGCACACTCAAACCTCTGATGGAGAGTGCTTTTTCCAGCAGATCGGCAACCCGAAGCTCGAACGAATTCAGCTCGATTATCAGTTGATCGAAGCCGATTTCGTGACCAGCCTGCGCCCGCTCTACTCCCCCTATCAGGTGGATGGGATCACCTACGACCCGCAGTGGAATCCGCTCAGCTATCAGTTGATCGTTCAGCGTCCCAACGATGTGCTGCCGATGGCCTGGCCGATGGAACACACGGTTGACGCGAAGGACATCCTGCACTACTTCCACAAGACCCGGCCGGGACAGGGACGGGGCGTCCCTCCGCTGCAATCCTCGCTGGAACTGTTCGCGGTTCTGCGCCGGTACATGCTGGCTACGGTGTCGAGCGCAGAAGTGGCCGCGAACTTCGCTGCGTTCATCGAATCAACGGACGGCACAGCGATCGGCGATGACGAAGAGGGTCAGGGGAACAGTGCGGACGACTGGATGACGCTGGAAATTCAGCGGAATCTGATCACCAATTTGCCCCCCGGGAAGAAGATCGGGCAACTGAAACCCGAACAGCCGGTCGGGAATTTTGACGTCTTTGTGAAGTCGATGATCGGCATCATCGCCCGTTGCATCAACATGCCGCTGGGAATCGCGGCCTGTGACAGCTCGGGCTACAACTACAGCTCGGGCCGGTTGGATCACCAGACCTATTTCCGCTCGATCGAGATCGATCAGTCGTGGATTGCGCAGATGGTGCTCAATCCCATGTACCGGCACTGGCGGCGCGAAGCCGAGATCGTTCTGCGCCTGCCGCGCGGTTACCTGAAGCGTGTCCCTCACGAATGGCACTGGCCGTCGCAGGGATCGATCGACCCGCAGAAAGATGCGCAGTCCGTGTTGCTACGTCTCAAGACCGGGCAAACATCGATCAGCGACGAACAGAAAGCCGGGAATATTGGTGGCGATGTGATCCGCGAGAACGCTGCGTACTTTGGGATCTCCGAGGATGAGATGCGCGAGATCACGAAGCGGTCGATCTTCGAATCGGCCATCATCGTCCAGGGGGAAGAACCGGAGCCGCAGCCCGTGAAGAAGCCCAGCCCGCAACCGGCGGCAGCGCGGGCCAAGGTGACCCTGACGGCGTCGGCCAAGAAACACCAAGACCTGAAGTTCGAAGCGGTCGCCGCGAACCTCCAAATCAAAGCAGCCGAGGGGGCAGGCGCCGAAAAGATTCCGACGTTCAGCATGCTCGCCTACACCGGCGGCGCGATGAGGTTGGACGGGTTCAAGCACAAGATCGTGGTCGACCTCGAGACAGCGATCGTGGCGTCGGAATCGACACCGATCCTGTACGAGCATGACCCCGAACGCATCGTCGGCGACTCGCAAAACGTGGTTGTCGGTAATGGCCAGATCACGCTGACAGGTGTCTTCAGTGGCGTGGGCAAGGATCGCGACAAAGTCATCGCGGCTGGAAAGCGGAAATTCCCCTGGCAGGCGTCGATCGGTGGCCGAGGTGCTATCGACCTGTACGACGAGGGGGAAGAGGTGGAATGCAACGGGCGGGTGTTCGCTGGTCCGATTGGAATTGCTCGCGACTTCGAGCTTCGGGAAGTCTCATTCGTGTCCGTGGGGGCCGACGCGCGAACAACCGCGCAAGTCGCAGCGTCCGCCAAACTCAAGGGTTCAGTCATGGGATTCGATGAATGGGTCAAATCGTTGGGGTTCGACCCGGCGGCGCTGTCGGACGAGCAGAAAAAGGGGCTGACCACCGAATGGGAAAGCAAGCAAACGCAGACCCAGACGGAAGAGGGTGATGAGGACGAGGACGCCGAAGCTGCTGAAGGCGATGAAGACGCTGAAGCCGAAGCCGATGGCGACGTCGATGGCGACGTCGACCAGGACACCGAGCCCAAAGCGAAAGCCAAGGCCAAGGGTGGACGTCAGCCGATCCGCGGTGCGGCGACGCGTGGCGGCAGCTCCAGGGGGACGACCACGCGGACCACGCGCCTTGCCAGCCTCCGGGCCAGCGAAGCGAAGGAACTGCGCCGGGTCGACAAGATTCGGAAGCTGTGCGCGGACTCCCCGGACATCGCGGCCAAGGCCATCGAACGTGGCTGGAGCGCCGACCGGGCCGAGCTGGCCATGATTCGCGCCACTCGCCCCAAGGCCAATGCCTTCCAGCGTGAGGAGAACCCGATGCGGTCCGCGATCATCGAATGCTCGCTGCTGCTGCGGAACGGGACGAAAGAGGCGAGCCTCGAAAAGCTCGACAAGCGGTACACCCCCAACGTGATCAACGCGGCGATGGAGCGCGAGAACCGCAACTTCTCGTTCGCCCGCATCACCGGGGAATACCTTCAGGCGAATGGCCGTCCGATTCACGGTGGCGGTCTGGACAATGAGACGATTCGTGCCGCGCTGCATCTCAGCCGGCGCGACATGGAGATCCAGGCCGATGGCAGCGGCGGCGGATTCTCTACGGTTTCGCTCAGCGGCATCCTGTCAAACGTCGCGAACAAGTCGCTGCTGGCCAGCTTCATCGCTGTGCCCACGGTGTCGGATGAGTTCTGCGGCATGCAGGACATGAACGACTTCAAGCCCGCGACCCGCTATCGCTTGACGATGAACGGGAAGCTGGAAAAGGTCGGTGCGACCGGCGAGCTGAAGACTGACAGCTTCCAGGAAGATACCTGGTCGAACCAGCTCGACACCTACGGAAAGATCATCACGTTGAATCGGCAGATGCTGATCAATGATGACCTCGGCGCGTTCCTCCAGATTCCTCAGTTGCTCGGTCGCCAGTCGGCCCTGACGCTGGAAGAACTGGTGTTCGCTCTGCTGTTGAGCAACCCCAGCAGCTTCTTCCACTCCGACCACGCCAACTACGAAACTGGCGCGGGCTCGGCCCTGTCCATCACCGGACTGACGGCGGCGGTCACCCGCTTCCTCAAGCAGACCGACAAGGCCGAAAAGCCGATCGTTTTGAATCCGAACTGCCTGCTGGTTCCCAGCGAACTGAAGATCACTGCCGATCAACTGTTCGCCCAGACCAACATCGTGGCGATTCTGGGGGCGGCATCCGGGGCCGGGAAGCTGGTCCCTGCGGACAACCCGCACTCCGGCAAGTATCGTCCGGTCAGCTCCCCGTACCTGTCGAACTCGGCGGTGCATGCGAACGCTTCGGGAACCGGCTGGTATCTGCTGGCTGACCCCGGAGACGTCCCGCTGATCAGCAAGGGATTTTTGAAGGGTCAGAAGACTCCCGTCATCGAAAACGGGCAGACCAACTTCGACATTCTCGGCTTCCAGTGGCGGTGCTACTTCGACGTGGGCGTGGGCCTGGTCGACTACCGCGCTGGCGTGTTCAACGTGGGAGCGTAATCCGGTTCGATGCTCCGGGGTTGGTGAACCCAGCCCCGGTTTCCTGTCTGCTGCCAGTTCAACCGTTCAATCGCTCATCCCGTTCGAGGTTCATAAATCATGGAAGCAACGCTACGTTACCCCGGCAAAAAGCCGGATTACACTCCGGTCGCAGCCCTCACGGGCGGGCAGGTGATTCAACTGGCCGATGGCCGGGCGTCGGTGTCAGCGTGCGACGTTGCTGCTGGCGTTCAGAATGCCGTCGAGGTCGAGGGTGCCTACCTCATCGAAAAGGTCACGGCGCAAGTCTGGATTGACGGCGCGCCGCTGTGGTGGGATCACTCGCTGAATCTGGCGACGTGCGTTCCCCAATACAGTGACCGGGATTTTTATCTCGGCACTGCCGTAGGTGACGTCGCGACGGCGGTGACGTCTGGACTGGTCAACCTCAACGGCAAACCGCAGTACATCGTCGACGTCCGCGGTGTTGAAGGGGGCGGCGGCGGGGACACGGCGGTCGTGCTCACGGCTGGGGCTCCCTACGTCATCAACCGCGGCGGAATGCTGGAGGCGGCATTCTCGGCGACGGGGGAAGCCCAGAAGCTCGATTGGCTCTCACGGCGGTCTTTCCCCAAGGGCTCAAATTGGGTGCTCGAAGCGTGCGTCGAAGTCTCCACGGCCCCGGATGCGGCTGCGGTCGACGTCAATATCGGCGTGGCATCAGCGACCCATGCGACGGACTTTGAATCGGTGGCCGAGTTCGCCGCGTTCCACTTGGACGGCGACGATCTCAACATCGACGTCCATTCCGACGATGGTACGACCGACGTCGCTCCTGTCGACTCTACGTTGGATTGGGTGGCCGGTACTCCGGTCTATCTGGTCCTCGATGGCCGGGACGAGACCGACATCAAAGCCTACGTCAACGGCGTGCGAGTCCTCGATGGCACGACCGGAGCCGATACGACGTTGGCTCTGACCGCTGGCAGCGCGGCCCTCAAAGCCATCTTCCACGCGGAGAAGACTTCGGACGATTCTCCGGGTGTCTTCCAGCTCGACGCGCTGCGGGTACGCATCGCCGAGCAGTAAGAGGTGAGGTCGATGGGATGAGCGGTCAAAGACGCTGGTGAGAGATCATGCTGAACGACGGGGTCGACTGGCTGATGGAACAACTGCTCGCGAACGAAGGCGAGTCAGTTGTCTATCGGCGCGGACGAATTTCCGACACGGTCAGCATGGTTTTTTCCAGCCCGAAGACACCACTCGAAGACACGAACGGGGTGACGTTCGAACACTCCGGAGCTGACTTTCAGTGTCGGGTCAGTGATCTGACGTTGTCCGGTTCGCCGATCACGCCAGCCCGTGGTGACCGCATCGAGCGGACGGTCAATGGCCAGACCAAAACCTACGAAGTCCAGCCTGTCATCGGCGAGCAACCATTCACGCTGATCGCCGATCAGAAGTTCCGGATTCACACGAAGTTGATCAAGGTGGTTTGATGGCCGACAGTGATATCGCCTGCGCAAGGGATGTGGTTGTCAACCTGCTGAATGCGGCGGTCCAGGCGAACGGGATGCCGCTCGATTTCGTGGCGGAAAAGAAGATCGTTCCTCCAGCGGAACGGGCGGAAATTCAGGATCTCGGCCTGCTGGTCTGGGTCTTTCCGGCGACGGCGACCGTCAAGCGACTCACCCGGGGGAAGGTCCAGCAGGTTTCCACGATCGCCGTGGGAGTCATCGAAGCCGTCACTCTGGCTGGCGGGTCACCTGATCAAGACCGGGTCGACCGGCTGATGGGACTGGCTGAGCGGATTGCTGATTACTTGTCATTGACCTGCATTGGGGATGCGGAAGTTTCCCCGTATGAGCCCGAATTGATCAAAGAGGGAGTGTTCTTGGCGCGAGTCGCTGCGGACTTCCAGGTGATGAGGGATCTGCCGTGAGCGACATCGGCCTGACCGTCAAGGCCGCGAAGGAAGGGTTCTTCGATCGCAAGGCGGTCGCGGATCGGATCGGCACCGAGAAGACAAAAGTCCTGTCCAAGATGGGGGCGTTCGTCCAGCGACGGGCGAAGTCATCCATCAAGAAAGCCCCCAAGGCGAGTGCCAAAAAATCGTACGTCCCGCAAGCCGGAAAGCCACCGCGCAGCCGCAACGGATTGCTCAAAGATTTCATCCTGTTTTCCTACGACAAATCCACAGATAGCGTGGTCGTCGGAGCGGCCCTGCTGGGTGGTTTCCGACAATCGACACCCGGTCCAGCCGCTCTGGAAAAGGGTGGCAACGTAGAGTTCTTCGCCAGCAAGGGACGCAAGGCGAAGCGAGTCACATTCAGAAAATTCCCATTCATGGTTCCGGCGCTCGAAGCGGAGCGCCCGAAGTTCCCCGAACTCTGGTCCGGCGCGATCCGCCAATAGGAGATTTTCAACATGGCTGCATCTGGGCCACTTCTGGGATACGCAAATCACCTGTACTACAACACCGGCTCCTACGGCTTTCCGACGTGGGTGCTGATCACCAACGTGGCCAACGCGAAGGTCAGTCTGGAGGCCAACGAGGCCGAGGCCACCACGCGGGCGGGTGCGGGGTTCAACATCAAAGAACCCGGCCTGTTTGACCTCAGCGTGGAGTTCGACGCCATCTACGACGCCACGGATACGGTCCTGATGGCAATTCGCGCGGCAGCCCTGGCGCGAACGCCGATTGAGATTTTTGCGCTCGATGGATTGGTGGTCACGACCGGCTCGCTGGGCGTGCGATTCATCGGCAAGTTCTTCGGCTTTTCGAAGGATGAGTCGCTCGGCGAAATGACCAAGGTGACCCCGCTGAAGATTGTCCCTTGTCTCTCGGCCACTGCGCCGGCCAGCTGCACAGTGGCCTGATTTACTGGCGCAGACGTAGCGACGGTCGCCAGACGAGCGACGAAACCACAGTTCAACCTCAATCCAATCCAGAGAGCAGCATGAAACTTAACCCCAGCGAAGAAACGATGGTCGCCGCGCTCAAGGCGGGCTCCACGAAAGCGATCGAACCCGTCCCCGCCGATCGGAAGGGTGACAAGATCGTGAGCGTCCTGGCGATCCAGGTGCTGACGCTGATCGACATCATCGAGCGCGCGACCGCGAGCAGCCCGGCCCCCGCTCCTGCCCCGAAAACTCCAGCCTGATCGGCAGAATCGACGCCCCGCAGTCAACCAGCAACCGTAGCACATCCTCCACGCGATTCTCATGCGCACCTTCAATGATAAAGACGGTCGGGTCTTCAACCTGTCCGTCGACATCGCCAGCGTCAAGCGGGTCCGGTCCCTGATCGGAGTCGACCTGCTGAAGGTCAACGAGGGAGATCCCCCCCTGGTGATGCGGCTGGGGACTGATCCGATCTTGCTGGTCGACACCATCTACGCCCTGATCAAGCCCGAACTGGACGCGCAGGGAATCAGCGACGAGCAGTTCGGAGCGAATCTTGGCGGCGACGGTTATTCCAACGCGGAACAAGCGTTCTGGGATGACCTGGCGGATTTTTTCCGAGGCCTGCGCCGGAACGACCTGGTGAGCCTGCTGGCCAAGTCGGAAGTGGCTATCAGGACGATGGTGGACGTGGGCCGGGAGACGGTGGACGCCGAGGACGTAGCGACGAACGTGCGCCGGGGGATGCTGGAGCTGGTGTCCAAACTGAAGACGGCCCAGACCTCTGGGAACTTATTGACCACCTTGCCGGGGTTGCCGGAATCGCCGACGTCGGCCCCCTGACGCTGCGCCAACTCTGGCATCGCTACGAAGGGGCGTGGGAGCACACCAGCAATCTGTTGGCCATGCTCTACAACGCGAACCGGGGGGAAGGGAGCAAGGCAGCCACACCGGAGATGTTCGCGCCCAGTTTCTTCCGGGCTTATCTGCCGCAATCAGGGGCGGGCAGTCCGCAACGAGCTGGCATGTCGGGCATCGTCGCCAAGATGAGTGAGATCGCGTAGGCGGGAAAGTGAGCGGCAATCATGGGTGCATCCAATGTTCGCGCGGGCGGGGCATTCGTCGAACTCTACGCCGATTCAACGAAGCTCCTGAAGGGGCTGCGCGTCGCCGGGAAGATGATCGACAAGTGGGGCAAGGGCGTCACTCAGGCCGGTCAGAAAGTCGCCGGGGTGGGGACCGCGATTCTGGGAACCGGTCTGGCTGCCGTAGGGGCATTCGGAGCGATGGCGGCATCGTTCGCGGCAACGGCGGTCGAACTCTCAACGGTCAAAGATCAGACCGGACTGAGCGTCAAGGCGTTCTCCGAACTCTCGTTTGCGGCGGAAAAGGTCGGCGGTTCCGGGCAGCAAGTCGAAGCGGGCGTGAAGGGGATCGGCTCGGCCCTGGCCAGCGCGGCGAGTGGATCTCAAGATTCCATTGACGCCTTCGCCAAGGTGGGATTGTCCTGGCGGACGTTGCAGACCATGTCGCCGGACAAGCAACTCGCGGCCATCGCGGACGGGCTGACGAAGATCAAGAATCCCGCCGAAAAGGCCGCGATCGCGTCGAAGCTGTTGGGCGGCATAGACCTGTTGCCGATGCTCAAAAATGGCTCGGCGGGACTGGCAGCAATGCGGCTGGAAGCTCAACGACTGGTTCCCGCATTGTCTGACGCTGAGGTAGCGGCCGGCGTGGAGCTGAGCGGATCAATCGCGACCCTCCAGAGCGTGTTCAAGTCGCTCGCCACGAACATCGGCAGCGCTGTTGCACCGGTCATTACCGACTTGGCGAAGCGGATCACCGAGGGTGTTTCTGTGGTCGCGAAGTGGATCAGCAATAACCGGGAACTGATCGTCACTGCATTCAAAATTGCTATGGCTGTGGCGGCTGCAGGCGCGGCAATCGTGGCAATCGGGACGGCTATCGTGGGCGTGGGTGCTGTGGCGAGCGGTCTGGTCGCAATCGCTGGCGGGCTCGCGACGGCATTCTCGGCCATCGTAGGCGTAGTCGGATTCCTGATTTCTCCGCTCGGCCTGGTGCTCGTCGCGCTCACGGCTGCAGGCGCGGCGTTCCTGTACTTCTCAGGGGTGGGATCTCAGGCGGCAAGTCTCGTGATGGATGTGTTCGGCCAGCTCAAGGAATTCGTGGGGGGCATCATCGGCGGCATTAGCGACGCGCTCGCAGCCGGGGATATCACACTCGCCGCTAAGGTGCTGTGGGCCGGGCTGATGGTTGCCTGGACGTCGGGCGTGCATGCGTTGAACGAGATCTGGAACGACTGGGCCGGGGCGGCGGTCGATGTGTGGATCGGGATACAGACCGAAATCTCGAAAGTGGTCATTGATATTTTCGCGGCCATCGACACCGCAATCATCAACTTCACTTCCGGTTTCAGCACCCTCTGGGTCGGGTTCACGTCGTCGTTTTCTGACAGCTTCGTTGCGGCCAGCATGCTGGTAATCGGCAACGTCGAGATGATCGCGAATGCCCTGAAGGAGATCACCGGAATTGATCTGGGGCTAGACTTCACCCAGATCAAGAAGAACATCGCAGGCAGCTACGGCAAGGAAACTGCCGACAAGCTGGAAGCGATCACGAAGAAGAAGAACAGCGACCTGGCCGGGGTGGAATCGAATCGCACCGGCGCGAGGGGAATCCTGGATGAAGACGCGGGCCGGGCGCAGGATCAGCGGTACAAGGATCGGCGGGCCAGCAATGCGGCATCACTGGCCAAGCGGGATGCGGCATTCAGCGACCTGAAAGGAGCCCAGGATGCAGCAGCGGAAGCCAAGCGCAAGGCCGAAGAGGAAGCCAAGAAGAAAGTACCGGGCGGGCCTGACGGCACAAACGCGGCGTTCTCTCAGGCGCTCACGAAAACAGCGGTCAGCGGGACATTCGGGGCGAACGCGTCACGGTCGCTGGGGAGCACTGGCCCGATCGATAGAGTTGCGGCAGCGAGCGAGAAAACCGCGAAGGGTGTCGGTCAGCTTGTGAATTACTCCAAGAATGGTGGGAGCGTGTTTACGTGAGCATCCTCGTCTACGAATCTGTCGAATCGCGCACGTTCAATTTGGGCGAAAACCCGACCGGGGAAACCATCTGGTTCGCCCAAGGGAGCATGGATCACGCAGACGTCGGTGCGGAATTCGTAGCGGCAGTGGCGGCAACATTCTCCCCGGATGGAGCGTGCACGCTGCTCCTCAAGACCCTCAACGTCACCTACGAAGACTGGAATCTCTGGAAGGCCGTTGCGAGCTACGGCAACGCGGTCAAGCAGGATCCCAAACAAACAGGCGAGCACAGCTATCAATTCGAGATTGGCACAGAGCAGAGTCATGTAACGCAGTCGCTCGGCACTACGAAATACTCGACATCACAAGTCACCAGCGTCATCCCCGCCAACGTAGAAATCGGCGACATTTTCACGCTGACCTACGGCGCATTCGTGGCCACATTTACCGCCACGGTCGCGACGGTCGCCAATGTGGTTGCGGGCCTGACGGCGGACTGGAATGCTACGCAACCCGATGGAATCGTCGCCTACGACATGGGGACGGAACTCTTATTGATTGCGCCCAGCTCGGCGATAACTTTCACTGTTGTCGGGGGCGCGACTGACGGCGGCGGGGCGGACACCCAGACCCTCAGCGTCGCGGTCACCTCACCTGGCGGAACTGCTCCCGATTTCGGCGGGGCAATCGGCGTCACGAAGGATTCAGTCAACGGCGTGGACATCTTCCAGCCGACGTTCGCGTTCTCCGAGACCCATTATTTACCAGTCGCCTCAGTCACCGGTGCTTACAAGCTGGCACTGTTCGCGGCGGCGGGCAAGACCAACAACGCCACGTTCAAGGGGTTCGCTGCGGGAGAGGTGATATTTCTGGGCGCGTCGGGAGGCCAGCGCGGGGCCGAGGATTGGGAGATCAGCTACAAGTTCGCGGCACGGCAGAATCAGGCGAGTCTGACGATCGGCCAGTTCACCGGCATCGCCAAGACCGGCTGGCAATATGTGTGGGTCCGGTATTCCGAGGCCGAGGACACCATTGCCAAAAGCATCGTCCGCAAACCGCTGGCGGTCTACGTTGAAACGGTCTACGACTCGGCCAACTTTTCCACGATCGGCATCGGCACGACATGAGCGGCACCGCAGGCGGCGACAAGAATAAAATTGCCATCTCCGGCCAACCGCTGGGCATTCCGGCGACCGTCTGGAATGAGATGTTGGAAGGCCTCCAGTGGATTCGCGGCCAGCGGGCGCGGAGCGGAGAGGGCAGCGTGCGGCCTGATCCCCGCAACACGGGCATCGTGTTGATCCGGAATGACTCCGGGGCGGATCGGGCGCAGTTCGACATCTTGGGCATCGAAGACTTCGTTTTCCAGCCGAGCGAAAACATCGTCGCGTTCTGTGAGACTCCAGCGTTCAGCGGGGTCGTTCCACAAGGGGAGCACCAGGGAAAATTCGTCGTGCTCATGGAACCGATCCTGGCTGGCGGCATTGGCCGGGCCATCGTCAGCGGCATGGCCGTTGTGCGCATCGAGTTCGACGACGACGGCGATGAGTGGTGCGACGTGCTGCGGACCGATGCGACGAAGCTGAAAAGCGGCATCAGCGGCGCGGCCAAGATCCTCCACTACGAAGCCGGGTCGAATCCACGCTGGGCGGTCATCAAAATTGCGGCGGGCAGCACGCGCACGGGCGGGGGTTCGATCGGCTCCCCGGCTCATATCCGCAAGATGACGTTGAACGGGGATCAGGTCTGGGCTTTCGCCCATGCAACCGCCGGATACGGCGTCACGGAAATGGCGGTCGGCAACGACACCCTGGTGGCGATCATGGGCAACAACAACGGTTACATGTGGCTGGTCGATCCGGAGAACGGCGACCTGCTCAAGTTGATCCACGTGACGGGCGGCGGGACGTTCAGAGCTCGTGTGACCGTCGACGACACCAACATCGTCGCGCAGACCGGCAACAGCAGTTTCGACGTCATCGGTTACGATGGGATCGTCATCGCTGCCAACCCGACCGCGACGGCAGCGAACAACCTAGGCATCAAGATCGGCCCGGACGGGAAAATATGGGCGAGCACTGGCGCGGCGGTCAAGTCTTACACCATCGGCAGCTCGACGGCAATTCGGACCATCACCTTCACGGCCACCGTCTATGACATCGCGTTCGATTCCAGCGGGAACGTGATTTTCGCCCTGGCCAATAACGCGGGCACGGAGGTCCGCTGCTACGATCCCTCCGGCTCGCTGCTCTGGGGCTATGAGCACGGGAGCCACGTCTTCGCACTGGCGGTCGACTCTAATGACAACATCCTGATCGGCGGCGGCCAAGGGGCTGGGGCCAAAACGACCAGGCTGCTCGACTCGTCGGGCTCCGTCATCTGGAGCGCGAACCACGGCTACGGTCTGGTGGTAGACGTGGCGTTCGACGCGTACGGAAACTGCTACACTACGGGAGACCTTGTCGGTGTCAACCCGGGCGGCGGCGTCGGCACGTCACGCATCGCCACGCAATGCACGACCCGGAAGTATGACCCGTCTGGGAGCCTGGTCTGGTCCTACAACTGGGGAGCCCAGACCTTCGCCATCGAGGTGATTGACGGGTTCCTGTACGTGGCGGGAAATCTGTCGTCCTACTACACGCCAGCGGTGTGATGGTGGGCTACATCCGCGAGAGGATATCAGCTTTCTTCGCGGCGAATTATCGACTCACGTTGCAAATCTGTCACACGAGATATCAAGAATTCCTTTGGCGAACAGCGATTGCAGCAGTGTCGCAAGGACAATCTGTGTCTGCATCCCCTGCATCGACACCATCGCCTCTTGGAGCATCGGCGTTGTTATGCAGAGCAGTTTTGTAACGCTTGATTGATCCATCAGTCAATCTCCTCAATGGGGGCGGCGTCCGCGTATCCACGATCCCAGCACGCAGCCAGGATCGGATCTTCCCATCGCATCCCCCTGCCGTACGGATTCGGCTCATCGTAGCCCGGCAGTGTAGCCGCATTGCGACCACATGCGATGACTTTGTCGAGCGGCAGTCGCTCCTCTCGCCACCACCGATGGAGTCTGGCCGACTCCTCGGGATTGGTGACGAAATCCACTCGCGGATCGGTGTCATGCGACAATAGATCTATGCATCGTTCCGGTGTCATGTTGATCATGCTGTACTCCGTTTGAGGGTTTCAATGGGGCCGGGTGTCCGTGCCCGGAAAGGGTGGGTGGTCAGGCAATCAATCCGGGCTCGCCAAGACTGTCACTCAGGGCCAGCTCGTCGGCTTGATCGAGAGTCAGGATCGACTCGGGGACCGGGCCAACAATCAGGTGCCAAGACCCACCGCTGTGCGCACCCAGCCGGCAGGCATAAACTCCGAGATTGACGTCTGGTCGGGCGGGGTCAATCTTGCTCCGATCCCAGCCGAGCAGCGCTACCTGCGTGACTCCCTGCCACTGATCGCCAACCAGACGGACAAGGCGGCACTCTCCGGGCTGGCAGTCGCGTCGTCCATCAATCGTGAGGCTATCGAGGGGGATTGCTTTCATGATGCACTCCTGTGTGGTGGTAAGTTTCAAATGGGGCCGCTCTCACAGCGGAGCGAACAGCTGGACTACTGCGGCAAGGCGACAATCTCGGCACCGATTTCCTTGACCCGATTGCGGACTCCGGGGACAGCACGGGCCGAGCCGACCGCCTCGGCGGCATCTTCCCAATCCCGATCCTTGTAAAACTGCTTGCGCTCGCCATCGAATTTCCAGCCGCCCGCTGTTAATTCCTTGCGGACCATGTAGCAATTTCCGGTGAGGTAGGCTCGGCTGATCGTGGCATTGGTGGTGGTCGTCATGATTCAATTCCTTGCTTGATATTCGGGGAGTTGGTTGCTTCACTGGTCCTATTGTATATAGTCTAACGACAGGGTCAATGGATAGACTATATAGATTCTGAAGATTATTCGGAATCGCTGGAAACAGCGGGAATCATGCTGGTTTCTCGACTGCTCGCCGACCCCATCGCGGCAGCCTGTCCGGCACCGTGGCGGCAAGATCGGCATCCAGTCCGGCGAGGCACGCATTGCCGACCCACTCGCTGATCGACAGCGTTGGGTCATCGGACGCAACCCGGCGTCGGGCAACCTGCTCCCGGATCGCCGCTACCAACTCGGTCGGCTGGCTGGTCAGGATGCTGGTGGTGGGCTTGGCGGGCTTGGATTTCTTGCGGCGGGCCATTGGGTTCCGATCATGATGAGCACGCTGTAGGCCAGTCCGGCGACCGACAGCGTGATTTGGATGTAGTCCAGGGGCGTCATGCTCTGGGGCTCCTGTTGGTGATTCATTCTCCGAAAGGCCGCAGGCGGGATCTTCGCGACTCACTTTGCCATCCCCTCAACCTGCTCGATTGCTGCCAGTATTTTTGCGCGACGCACTTCGCACGGACGCTGCAATTCCCATAGGCGAATGTTTGCGTCCCTCTCACTGTCCGAGAATTCTGGAGTGTCGTATTCATTGCCAATCAGGGAGTCGATGAGACGATCGGCAGCGGAGTAGTGCGACCTGTAGATTTCGGCCAAGGAGAACTCCTGGCCACGATCCAACTCAATTTCCTGAATCGTGTCGGTCAGATCGGAGACCGGAATAACCTCACTGGAGTTGATCATCTTTTCGTACATGGCTTCGGTGAGATCGCTGTTCGTCATGATTCGTTTCCTTAAGGTGGTTGTCGTTTGCGTCTGGTTCAATCATATATAGTCTATCGACCCGATGCAAGGGACAGACTATATATT